AAGATGTGGATCGAGGTAGCTAAGTTAGCTAAAGACGGTTCTGCAAAGCATTGGGATTATCTTATGAATTATAGATACGGTAAACCAAAGGAGATGCAACAGATAGATATAAATACAAAAGTCAACATACCTGTGATTGACTTTGCTCAACCTAAAACAATAGATATAACACCAGAGAATGAAAGAATCGACGTTAATAGAAATGAAGAAAAAGATAGAACGACTGGAGACAGTAGTAGTTCTATGCCTAGAAAAGATTGAGAGATTAGAGCGTTTAATCACTGAATTAAAACCAGAGGAAGATGAAAACACACAACAAGATTAGTTTTGGAGGATATGAAGTATTAGCCAAAGAAAGGGGTTACCGAGTAACGAAAGAAGGTGAATTGTTAAACCCAAAAGGAAAACCTGTAGGTTCACTACACCGAACTGGATATCATAGATTTGGGTTAAAAGTAGATGGTAGGAAATGTGTTGTTCAAACTCATAGGCTACAGGCTTACCAAAAATACGGTGATGCTATATATTCTAAAGGAATAGTAGTTCGTCATTTAAATAGTGATAAAACCAATAACTCTATAGACAACATAGCTATAGGGACTAATAGGGATAACATTATGGATATACCTAAAGAGCAAAGATTGGCTAGTGCTATCAAAGCGACCAAAGAGATAATAAAATATAATCCAGAAGAGGTTATTGCATTTCACAATAACAACGGGAGGTCTTATAAGAAAACTATGGAAGAGTTTAATATTCCTTCTGGGAGTTCTCTACACTACGTTTTAAATAAAAGAAAAATAGTTAATGGATAGCATACAGCTACACCCTAAATATCAATCCCTTTTTAATAGCGACAGTAGGTACTTTGTAATTACTGGTGGTCGAGGTTCTGGTAAATCATTCGCTGTGACAGTATTTCTAAATCTGCTAACATACGAGCAGAGTAATGGGGTACTGTTTACTCGTTATACAATGTCTTCTGCATCTATGTCTATTATACCAGAGTTCTTAGAAAAGATAGAACTAATGGGTGCGCAGGATATGTTTGAGGTTACTAAGTATGATATAAAGAATAGGCATACTGGTAGTTTTATATTCTTCTCTGGTATTAAGACTGCCTCTGGAGATCAGACCGCTAAACTTAAATCTATTAGTGGTATCAATACCTTTGTACTAGACGAAGCAGAAGAGCTTATAGATGAAGAGAGCTTTGATAAGATTGACTATTCTATACGGTCTAAAGATGCTAGAAATAGGGTGCTGTTAATTCTAAACCCTACCACTAAGGAGCATTGGATATACCAGAGGTTCTTCCAGAATAGAGGCATTCCAGATGGATTCAATGGCACTAAAGATAATGTTACCTACATTCATACGGACTACAGGGATAACATTGAGAATCTATCGGAGTCTTTTATAAAGCAAGTTGAGGATATGAAGATTCGTAGGCCAGATAAATATAAGCATCAAATATTGGGTGGATGGCTACAGAAGGCAGAGGGAGTTGTCTTTACTGATTGGCAAATGGGTAGATTCAATGACGAGATGCAAATGACCTGCTTTGGATTAGATATTGGATTCAGTAGGGATGAGAGTGTACTTACTAAGGTTTCTATAGATAAAATCAGAAAGATCATCTGGGTAAAAGAGATGTTCTATAAGAAGGGCCTAGTAACCTCAAACATATATGATTTATGCCAAAGACACGCAGGAAAGCAGTTAATTGTATGCGACAGCAGTGAGCCGAGACTTATTGCCGAGTTAAATTCAAGGGGTTTAAATGTAACACCCACTGTTAAAAAGAAGGGATCAATTCTAGCAGGTATCGCCCTTATGCAGGACTATAATATAAATCTAGACGGTGAAAATCTAGTCAAAGAGTTCAATAATTATGTTTGGGATGTGAGGGGTGTAAAGCCTAGAGATGCTTATAATCACGGAGTTGACTCGATGAGGTATGCAATCGAATACCTTCTTTTAAGAACAAATCCAAAAGGAATGTATGTTATTAGATAATTTTTTTATATATTAGCTGTATAATTGTTTTTTTCATATAGTATATTAGATTAAAATTTGGTTGATTTGATCCCTTAGTATAAACTACTAGGGGATTTTTTCTGTATAATATTTGTCAGTTGGAAAATAATTTGTATATTGCACCAAGTTTAACACTAAAAAGGAAATATTATGAAAGTAAATGACATCCTCTACACTAGCGGAGGTTACGAACAAACCAACGTAAACTTCTACAAAGTAGTAAGAAGAACTAAGGCATCAATCGAGCTTATGCAAATTGGTAAATCTGAAACAGGTAAGACTGAATGTAATGGGCATTGGGTTGAGGTTATGCCTAATGAAAATGTATCTAGCCGCAATGTTTTTATGCGTAGATACAAAGACGGACAGACCTACGTTAAGGTGCATAATTATTATGGTGGTATGGCATCTCTTTGGAATGGTAAGCCTCAACTAGAGACTAATAAATTATTCGGACATTAAAAAGGAAATATTATGGAAAAACTTATCTTTGAAATTATCGACAGCCTAGTATCAACTGGCAAAATCTTTTCAGCTAACTTTACTAAAGCTGACGGAACTGAACGAACAATGTCCTGCCGAGTAGGAGTACAGAAAGACCTAAAGGGCGTAGGACTGCAATACGATAGACGTAAGGCACACAATCTAATTGTATGGGATATGAATGCCAAAGGCTATAGAACAATCAAAACAGACCGCTTAAACTGGATTCAGATAGAAGGCGAGAAGTATGAATTTACAGAAATATAAATATGAGAAAGTACATAAACGATGAAGGGGATAATACCTATGCGATATTGTTCACCCAAAAAGAACTAAACTTAATATCCAGCCTAGTAACAATACATATAAAAAGACTGGAAGGGTTAATAGAAGAACAGCCCTCAAAACTACCCACACATAAAGAGTGGATGTATAACCTAGAAGATAAATTAGAGGATTTATGAAACAAACAGAAGAAAATGAAACGGTGTATTATAATATACCCGAAACAGACATTAGATTAGAAAGGGATCTATCAACTGGTAAAGCAACATACTGTGCTAACTTTGATAATTGTATACCTGATGAGGAAGATTTTTACTATATGAGGTACCGTTATCTAGGAGATTATACTGAAGACTATAGACGTGTAATTAATGAAATTCAACACTATATGGAATGGTTTATTGGTTATTCTATAAGCATAAGTGATTTTGATGAAATAAGAGAGTCTTATATAAAATCATTAAACACTGGATTATTTAAGGAAAAATTTATGAATCAAACTGTATTAAATTTACCTGTAGATTCAATATTCTGACCACTTAATTCAATACCCCTATGAATTTAATACCCTAGCAATTCAATACCCCCCTTTGTCAATTCAATAGGGGGTTTTTCTTTTGTATATGTTATGCGTGCATAGTATTTTTGTTTTGCCTTATTCGGCGAAAAAATGCCTTTTATTATTGTCCTTAATATATATAAAGCGCTTATTTAGACTCGTTTTAAATTATGCTTAATTTCGCATTTTATTGCTTTTTATATTGTCAGGTGGAAAAACTTACCTATATTTGTTTCAATGTTTAACTAATTAAAAACAATATGAAAACAACAAAAACAACAAACGACAAAATTTTTACAACCGCTCAGGTGGTGCAATTTCTAATCTTGGCCGCTTCCTTTATTTATTTTTTTGGCCATCTATTAATCCACTTAAACGCATAAAAATGAAAAATCTATTAACTCAAAATAGCAAACTAAAAAAGACGTCAAAGGAACTCAATAAAAGAGTATTTAATTTTGGGATAACGGCTTATAAAAGTATAACGGGTAAAATTATATGCCCGTTTGCAAAAGACTGTGTTAAGTACTGTTATGCGCAAAAAGGCGCGTATAGTTGGAGCAACGTCAAACCCGCTTTCGAAAGACGCTACGAGCTAACAAAAACGCTTTCTTTTGTGCCTTTAATGATAGACGAAATAAAAAAGAAGAAAGCCGATTTTATACGAATCCACGATAGTGGCGACTTTTACTCGCCTTTATATGTTCAAAAGTGGATAAGCATTGCGGAAGCATTGCCGAACGTAAATTTTTACGCCTATACCAAAAGCCACGATTTTTTCAGGGGCTTAGATCTACCCGATAATTTAGACATAATATTTAGTGAGGGATCTAAATTGGATAAAAAACTGAATAAAGACACAGAAAGACACGCTTCAATATTTAACAGCAAAGAAGAGTTAAAAAAAGCGGGTTATGTTGATGCGTCTAAACTTGATTTATATGCTACAAAGTTTTTTAGTAAGAATCACAAAATTGGCCTAATATATCACTAATAAATAAAAATCAATATGGAATTAAGACATAGAAAAGCAGTAATTCAGTTTTACATTGAAATAAGAGTAAAGCAAAATAAAGATATATCGTTTTTACTGGAAAAGTTAATAAAGGATCGCTTTAAATATTGGAATTTTGAAACGGTAGAAAATGAAATAATAAACTATTATTTGTCAATTGACGGCACTATAAAAGATGCTAAGAATAAAATAAATGAACTTAAAAATCCAAATATTATAAATGGAGGCTCTGAGGCAGTTACAGACGGACGAAATGTATCGATTAAGGTATTTCACAGCTTTGTAAAAATGCCTGAAGACGATTATGAAGCCCGAGGAGATGACCCTAGAGTGGGGTACTTTATTACGGAGGTAAATGATCAGACTACGACTTCTACGACAAATTATAGAGACTTTATTAACCGATGGAAATTAATTAAAAAAGAGCCAAACCAGGCATTATCAGAACCCGTAAAACCGATTACTTGGTGGATAGAAAACTCGACCCCACATGAATGGAGACCCCTTATTAAAGAAGGTGTTTTAGCCTG